TTTGAACTCTACAAACGGTGTTCCTCTTCAAGTTCAGCTACCACAAAACTTAAAACAAGACATCACTGGTGCTCTTATTGCATCAGATGCAGCAACACTCTACACCATAGTCTCAACCGTTGCTAGCCAAGTTTGGATAATTGATACAACTGGTTACAACTCAATAATTATTCATCAAACTACATTAGGTACACTAACACCGAACGCCTCAAATGATGGTGTTAACTGGTTGGGTATTCAAGGATATGCTTCTACTTCACCAAATCAGCAAACCGCTACAACTTCCGCAGCTGGTATTTATATGTTTCCAGTTAATGGTAAGTTCCTAAGACTTCAATCCGCTGCATCCGGTGTTAATGCTTTCGTGTATTTAAGACAAGCTCCTTTTATTCAAACAAGTCAAAACTTAGCATCTATTGCAGGCACCGCCCCTGTTACCGCAAATCAGAACGGTATGCTAGCTGTAGGCGGTAACATTGCTCCTGGTTCTACACCTACAGCTTACCCAGTTCTAATTGCTGGTGTTGATACAAATACCACTCCTTTAACTAGAAGATTACTTACTGATACCACAGGTAAGTTATTAACAACTCCTACCGCTCTAGGACCTGATGGTGTAACTAGATCTCAAACAGTGCACGCAGGACAATTAGGAACCTATATCCAAGTTGCAGATACAACCTCATTTGAAGGAAGTAACGCACTAGAGTTTCAGATGCAGATTTTATTGGAATTAAAGATTCTTAATCAACAGATATCTGAGCTACCGTTATTACTAAATAACGGTATAAACGCGGTTACTGACCCTGATGTATACAGAAATGATCCTCAAGGATTTAAGATTTAATTTAGGTTATTTTTCATAGGAGGAAAAATATGATTTTACAAGGAAACGTGGGTCCAGCCGGAGCAACAACAGCCTCCTTAGCATTAGGAACACCACAAACTTTACGCTTAGGAAACATGGGAGATACTGTTGTTTCAGAGCTACATGGTAGATATTACGAAGCTACTTATCGCCGTACTCTATTCACTGGTGCTACACAAGCTGTAGTTGCTACAGCTACTGTTGCAGGCCCAACAGCTTCAACAACAGGAGTGCCTGTTTTATACAACCCAATCGGTAACACGATGAACTTGGTATTAAATAAGGTTGGCATAGCTATCCTTGTAGCTCCAGCAGCTGCTTCAGTTATTTGTATCGCTACCGGTTATAACGCATCAACTGCAGTTTCTGGTACCCTTACTTCAGTTACCCCTAAGAGCCGCTTTATGGGTCTTGGCGCTAACCCAACTGGATTAATGTACTTCTCTTCAGCCATTACTCTTCCAACTGCTCCTACTGTGGACGTTGTTCTTGGAACAGTTACAACAGCTGCAATTACCACTTCTCCAGTAGGTCCTGCATGGTTTGTTGATCTTGAAGGTTCAATTATTCTACCACCTGGTGCTTATGCAACTATTTCCACCTCAACAGCTCTATTAGCATCTTCACTCTTAGCTTCATTCAGCTGGGAAGAAGTAGCAGTATAATAAAATTCATGTTTGGTTATATTTAATCTGATTAAGGTAACCAAACATGAATCTAGTTCAAAGAGCCGTATCCAACGGTGGTAAATTAGCTCCTTTAGTTATCTCCAAGGGTTTAACAAGAGGAACGGGATTAATGAATCCCTCTGTATTTGTAAATGATAGAGGAAACATATTAGTTAATTTACGACACGTTAACTATACGCTATATCATTCTGAAAATACTCAAAAATTCCCATCAAGATGGGGACCTCTATCATATTTACATCCAGAAAAAGACATGAACCTTAGAACAACCAATTATCTCATGAAGCTTGATAATGATTTAGTGGTTACAAACCATGCATTAATAGACACCTCAAAATTGGATGTTGATCCTTTATGGGAGTTTGTTGGATTAGAAGATGCCCGTTTGGTTGAGTGGGAAAACAAATATTATATATGTGGAGTTCGTAGAGACACTACTACAAATGGTACAGGGCGTATGGAATTATCTGAGATTGAAATTGATATGGATAGTTTTACTGCTAAAGAAATATCACGTCTTCGCATTCCTGCACCAGGTGATGATAATTCATATTGCGAAAAAAACTGGTATCCAATACTAGATAAACCATATCATTTTATTAAATGGACAGCACCAACAGAGCTTGTTAGAACATACCCAGATGAACCTGCAAGATGTGAGCAGGTATTCCATAGAGAAAATCTTAGTATTCCTGCAGACCAAAGAGGCGGGTCTCAATTGATTAAATTTGGAAGTCTTTATTTATCGGTAACTCACGAGGTAAACTTATTTCGCAACTACCTTAATCAGAAAGATGCCATATATCGTCATCGCCTGTGTGTATGGGATGATGATTTTAATCTTGTTGGTATTTCACCAGAACCATTTTCATTCCTAGATGCTAGAATTGAGTTTGTAGCAGGTGCAGCAATATTAGAAAAGGATTTACTTATTTCATTTGGTTTTCAAGATAATGCAGCCTTTATATTAAAGGTGCCAAATGTAGTACTAGTTGAAATGATTCAGGAGGCGCTATCATATGATTTTAATTGAAAAATTAATTGAAGATGCATCTCATGATATGCTTAATCCAGTATTAAACTTTGATATTGCTAAAAAAGATGAAGAATTAGAACAAATTGCTTCTGCTGTATCTTTTTATTTAAGAGCAGCAGAATATGGGCATGATACACATCCTACAATTGTTTATACTTCATTATTAAAGGTTGCAAGATGTTTTGAAGATCAAGCAAATAGAGAGCAGAGTGTAAGCAATGCTTTGCTTCAAGCTATTCAATATATGCCAGCTAGACCAGAAGGATATTTTTTGCTTTCTCGTTTTTATGAAAGATCTCAAAAATGGCAAGAGTGTTATACATTTGCAGAAATGGGAATGATGTATACCACCAGGCTTGATCAACTTCCTGCTGATGTTGAATATCTAGGAGAATTTGTATTATTTTTTGAAAAAGGCGTAAGTGCTTGGTGGCTGGGAAGAAAAGAAGAATCGCTAAAGATATTTTACGACTTACTAAAACAAGATATACCAGATCATTATCGTTCTACAATTAAATACAACATCTATAAGATAGATCCAAATGCTATTATTTGATATAGGTGCTAATAGAGGAGATGCAGTAGTTGCAGGTCTTCAAAGAGGATTTGATAAAATTATTGCACTAGAACCTGCGCCTAAAATGTTTTTTATGCTATATAATAATTTTAGAGATGACAAGAGAGTAATTCCACTTAAATTTGCTGTATCTGATAGCAATAATGAAAAAATTGAATTTTATGAATGTGTAGAGGACGGATTGTCTACAATTGAAAAGTCTTGGTTAACCAGCGATGGTTCTTTATATAAAGGTAAAAAGTTTAGAACTATTAAAGCTATAACCTGCACAATAGACAAACTTGTTCAAAAATATGGAAATCCAGACCTAATTAAGATAGATGTAGAAGGTGCAGAATCTCAAGTATTTGCTGGTATGACCTGTAAGCCAAAACAATTATGCTTTGAATGGAGTATATTTACACTAGATCAACACCTAGAACAACTCAAACGACTTAGAGATGTTAATGAATATACAGAATTTGCTTTACAATATATTACAGATCATTTGATAGAACCTTTACTTTACCGTCCAATGTCCATGATAGATAGTTTGCCTCAATGGATTAAAGATACAGCGCCTGCTTGGGAAAACGGCGGGTGGTTAGAGTATGGTCATAGACAGAGTGCAGACGTTGGAATGATATGGGTAAAATAATCGCTTTTTATGATTGAGGGCATCATTGCCCTCTTTTTTTAGTCCTGTCATATACATCTTCAAGTCTTCTCAAGAATCCCTTTATGTCAAATTCTTTACGTTTAAGCAGTCTTTCAAGAACATGTTTATGACAGCTGCTGCAGAGCAGCACAAGCTCGCTAAGATGCTCATCACCATATGAAGCTGGCACAGTGTGATGTACTTGCAGGTATCGTGATTGTGAAGCTCTCTTGGAGATCTGGCAGAT